AACATAGAAGTTCCATAAGGAAGTTTTCTATCATCACCTAATAATCTAAAGTGAGCAACTTCCCACGCTTGGAATTCCAAATCTTTATTCTTCCATTGGAATCTTAATTCTCTTGTTGGAACTTTAACATCGTGAGGACCTGAAGTCTTTGTGGACGCACCTTCAATTCTTTCAATTTCAATATTAGGTAATTGTTGTACCCCTATAATTCCTTTCTCAGGATCTATCTTTAAGTAAACAAAATCGTCACCATATTTTGCCATACCTCTCGCCCACATTTGTAGGTTAGTATTAACATCCATTTTATTATGGAATAAATCTTCAAGAATGCCTTTAATTCTATCTGATTCAGAATATATAGTTAAGATTTCACCTTTCTCAGACATTGTTGTCGATTCCTCAGCGTATATGTCTAATGCTGCCGATACTTCAGGAGTAAACTCCATAGATTCATAATCATAGTATGCGGCCATTCTATTCGGTTCATAATAAACCGATTGATTATATAGAGATTGATCTAATTTAGTCCATTTGTCTGCAATGTATTGACTCTGTTGAGCTTGTAACATTGCTTTCTCAAATTCTTCTCTACTATCTGTTTTTAATAATTCGTCTTTACTGAAATTAAATGTTGGTGCTTGGTCTTGTTTAATTTGACCAGGAAAACCAAACATTTTGGTTAATTTCTGAAAAACAGTTGGATTTTGATTTGCCATTGTATATAAATACTTTTCTTTATAATATAAACTAAATTTTTGATAATTGGAACTTATTTACTCCTACCAAATAACCACATATGTTCCTTGTATGCATCTTTAGGTACGTTCATTGAGTTTTCTTTATGGTAGATGTCATGTGTATCCATCCCCATTGCACCTATTTGATCAAATGATGATCCATAAGAATAGTGTGTTTTACTTGGTTCATAAGTTCTTTCAGATAAAGCCCATGATTCAATCATTGCTTTATTTTTAGAATCGTTTTTTTGTAATTGAGTAAATGAAATGTCTCCGGCATATAAAGCCATGGACATACTCATAATTGAGTCGTCATGTGCACCTTTCATGTGATCGGGTCTACCATTTAAATAAACAAACGTGTTTAATTCATTTAATAATCTACTTGATCTAACAGCAAATCCTTTTCTTAATTGTTCTTCAAATGCTGCAACAATTTGAGTTCTTTTATTATTAAAATTAATTCCTGGTATTTTTTCTAACGCTTTCTTATTGTAATCCCAAATATTTTGAGTATTGATTCCATCTATGAATAAGTTACGGTAATTCATTTCCTGTAACTTTCTCGATGTTGCAACTCCCATACCTCCCGTAATATCAATTACAATAAATGCATCATAAAGAATCCCCCATTTATATGCAATTGCAGCCAAATCATCAGGAGGGATTTTACCAATATATTCAACAACTTGTTCTCTTTCATCAAAATCAACAATATTAATAGATGAAAAATCTTCACTATCACCTCTACTAACATCCACACCCATAATGTAACGATGTCCTTGTATTGGTTCCTTCCATTGCCAAAAAGTACCTTGCATGTATTTTTCTTTAGGAACCCTTATGTGATTTTTAGCAATGTGGTCTTGAATATTACTAGGTATAACACCATCTCCTGAACCTAAAAAGTCGCATTCCAACTCCTGAGCAATCTTACGTCTATCATATTTGAATTTTTTAGACATAGATTCAAACCAAGATGAAAATGGTTTATAACCATCCTCAATTAGTTTATTGTACTCTTTCATGTCAAAATCGTGTAGAACAACCTCATCGTCATTATATTGTTCTCTATTCAACATATAGTGACAGATATCTTGACATTTAATCCAACGTAAATCTTTGGTGTAACGAGGGTCTTTAAACCATCTTAAATCTGTGATGTGGAAATCATTAATACCACGTAATGCTTGGTCGTAAACACCGTAATAAATGGCGTCATAACCATTTGGTGTGGAGATAAGAATAATCTTACCCCCCGTTGATAGGGACGCCATAGACGCAGCCCAAAAATCATCCCCCGCCTCAATATAAGCCGCCTCATCAAATACAAGTATGGTAGGTGTATAACCACGAAGGGCATCTGCCGATGTTGCAACCGCCTTAACCTCACAACCATTATTTAATCTAAATCTACTTTCCGAGTTTTTATCAGGTGAGAACCCAACATTTAACCATTCAGGCCATTGTTCCAAGAAATGTCTAACCTTATTAGCCATCTCTACCGCTGTATCACGTTTGTTCGCAATAAGTAGAACTCTCTCAGGATTATCGGGTTTTGCTAATTGTAATTTTTTTGATAACCACGCAGCTGTTACTGTTGTAACTCCCGCTTGTCTATACTTTCTTGTAATATTTTCGTTGTAGTCTTCGTAGTCTTGAATAAGTTGAATTTGATCTTCAAACAAGTCCATTGGGACATATTTCTTCTGTGTATTATCGAATGTTTGTAAATACGTTCTAAGTGCATATGGTGTATCTTTTATGATCTTAGCATATTCGATTAATTGTTCTGCTCTACTATTCATATATGTATAAATACAAAAAAAGGTGGTTATTGTAAACCACCTTTGTATTATTTCGTAGGTCTATCTAACCCTAACTCGTCAAATAGATTATCGTCGTCATCCTCTTCATCATTACCACCACTTGGTAAATCAACACCTAAATTATTTAAAAAACCCTTTAATTCATCGTTATCAGTTTCGTCACTAATACCTGTTAAGTCTTCGTCAAATTCCGCCATTGTTTGTTCGTAATCGTAATTGTTGATATCTTCTTCAATTGCTCGAACTAATGTTTCTATTAAACGATTTCCGTTTTCAGAATTAGAAACTACTTCTTTCATGAATACTAAAAATTCCTTAGCTGGTTTTTTAAATATACTTTGAAATACCTTTATTTGTATGATTCCTTTATCTTCATCTGTTAATATATCTTCAGGGAATTTAGATCTAATTCTGTCCCAAATTGCAGGTCCTAAACGTAAGTCCCACATTTCTTTTTCTAATGTATCTTCACTATTCTCGATATCAGTAAAATCTTCTTCGTTACCTTCTTCATCTCTTTTTCTACCTTGTAATGCAACTAACTCTAAAGTTCCTTTAATCAATTCGTGTATTAAAACTGGAAAGTTTACTGCCCTTGCTTTAACTGTTGGTGGATCTGTTTGTCTATCGACATCTTCTCTACCTGCAATATTACCAGCCTGACCCATTGCCTTCATGGTATCGTTAGGTAACTGCCAATATAACGCATCATTTACTGACATCATAATTCCGTAAAGACCAACAAGTCTGTCATTACCAACAATTTGACTAATTCTTTCTTCAGCGTAATGATACATGTAATGACCTCTTTTTGATGCACCTTGTATAATTGTGTTTATAAATCTTCTTTTCGCTTTTTCTAAATCAAGTTTTTCTAAATCATTTACAATTTCAATTTCGTTACCAAAATTCATTTCCTCTTCTCCTCCTTCTTCTTCTCCACCTTGTTCTTCCTCATCATGATTAAAATCTTCAGGGTTAAATTCACCCATACCGATAATTTTTGCGTCGTATTGAACCGATCCTTCAGGAATACCTAATTCTTTCATAACTAATTCAACCGCTAATTGTTCTAATTCTCTTCTGTGGTTTTGTTCAAACTGTAAGATTTGATTATGTGCACTCATCATTTGTTGCATCAACGGAGTCATACCTTGTGTACCTCTAATGGTGGCATTTGTACCGGTATATTGTCTCATTTTAGCAACAACTTGTCTATATCTTTCAGAAGCTAAAAGTTCTTGAAAGTTCTTATTAGGTTCATCGCCTGTTTCGGGAAAAGGTATTTTTTTAAGTGGGGTTTCACCCGCAGCTAAATCATCTTGTACTCCTTGGTCAGGTCTATCCTGACTATCAAAATCCATTGGCATTTCATTCAAATTTTCTTGAATTAAAAATAAGAGTTTTTTCTTAGAAAGTTGCATTTTTAATTACTTTTTTTTCTCCTCAGCAATTTTTGCCTTTGGTTTAGGGTTTGGCCCTGTTCCAGGTTGAAAAGGAGTTTTTCTTGGGTCTTCTCTTCTTGTTGGTGTTGGTCTTGTACCAGGTTTTGTTGATGGTGCTGGTTTTGATGGTGCAGTTTTTGGTTCCGCACTTACAATAGCATCATATGACATAAACTCAGGAATACCGTTGTGTCCCTTTTTAACTTTAGGACCGTGTTGAATCATAGTATCTGACTCAGTTAATTTAGTTTGAATAAGTTCCATAATTTCGTTTTTAGACGTAAAGCTATGAAATTCTTTGTTCTCTACCAAACCTTTAACCCAATTTTTTATTTCTTTAACATCTTCTTTTTTACACTTACATTTAGATTCTACCTTTCCACACTCATCACATTTTTTAATGTTTTTAAGCTGTGGGAAATCTTCTTTAGATTTCTCTAATGCTTTTTCACTTCTTCCATTGTGATAATCACCCTCTTTCTCTTCTTCTTTCTTTTTATGACCGTTAAAATTTGGAACAGGTGGTTTTGGAACTACATATCCTTTTTTCTTTTTTTCTTTTGGTTCATTATCTTTTTTCCAACTATTGACAAAATCTTCATGTGCTTTATCAATTTCATGGTCCTCAGGTTCTCTACCTAAATCTTTCTTTAATTTATCTTTAATTACACCAAGCATAAGACCGTTTAATGATTCATCCACTTCTCCCTCTTCAGTTTCACCTTCTTCCTTTTTCTTAGGTGTAGATTTCTTTTTAGGAGAACTTGATTTTTTAGGCACTCCACCAAATACTGTTGATTTACTTGATTTTGAACCTTTTATGGTTAATCCCATATCAACCTCATTAACATCACCTTTCTTTTCTTTGTTTAAAATTGCAAAGTCTTCAGCATCAATTTTACCATTATGGTTTTTATCGATGTTTTTTTGTTTACCTTTTAACTCCTCGTAAGTTTCAATGGTTTTACCACCTTGTTTAGCGTCGGCAACTTTTTTCTGTAATTCAGGATCATTTTTAGAAACCATTATATCTTCATCTGTTTCTTCCTCACCTAATACTCTTGACGCCAATTGTTTTAATTGGTTATCACTAAAATTAACTAATGTCTTTTCAGAAAATCCTTCTTTTAAAAGTTTTCCGATTAATTCTTTTCTTTTCATAATTCCTTGAATTTTACTTCTTCTTTTAAGAGGATAAATCCTCTTGATTTTAATTTTTTTGTTACATTTTCAATTGGTTCCGCAAACTTAAAAGTTAGTCTTTCTTCTGTATTATCAAAATCAAACTTTTCCCAAGCCAACGATATTACCCCATCCACAGCATCAATAACTCCGAAATAATCGGAGTTCTGAATAAGTTCTAATTGTAAATTCGTATCTTTTAATAAACCAACTACATCAACATATTCGATGTCAGGAGATTTAGATCGTTGATTAGCCGATGCAGGTATAACGAACCAATCGCCCATATCGATTTCAGTGGTCTCGCTGAATACGAATTCGTATTGTTTTTGACCTTTGTAATCTGAACCGATTTCATTGACATATATTAGATGCATTTTTTATTTAAAATATTTACTTAACGTTGACCCAATTGCGTTATTAATTTCACTTTTCATTTCATCTAAATCTAATTCTTGAACATCTTCTTCGTCCATTCCTTCTTCTTTAATTGCATATTTTGATAAATCAATATCTTGAACATCTGAAGGTTCGTTAGTTTCCATTGGAGTGTTAACAAACTCATCTAAAGCTCCCATTGCATCATATTCATTTACATCTGTAGGTGCCGATTCAGGCGATGGTGAAGGTTCTTCACCTGTTGGTTCTTCTGAACCCATTCCACCTTCTTCTTCCTCTCTTTCAAATTTAGCCGCAATATCCTCAATATCTTCGTCAGATAATTTATCTAAATCAACTGCGGAAATAACCATATTTAAAATATACTTAATATCATCACTTTCCATTCTATCATGTAAATCCCTCAATTCTTGACCTAATTTACCCGCATATTTTTGTGCTTCAGCCATATAAGAAGATCTTTTACCGGCATCTTCAGCATCACCACCGCCTTCAGTAGGTGGAGCATCTGTTGGTGCATCCATTGGAGCACCACCATCTGCTGATGGTGGAGGAGGAGTATCACCCGACGCATCAGCTGTGGGTGCTGGAGGTAAATCCATAGATGGTTCAGCCATTGGTGCCTCTTGTTGAGGTTTGTTTTGCTTTAACACATATTTTGTTGCTTCCTGTAATTCCTCTTGTCCTTTCAACAGGTAAAGTCGTTTGAACGCTTCGGCATACGAAGAAAACCTATTTTTGTTCTTCATGAACATAC